TTTTAGTGCTATGACCGCACTTGTTGCGTTTCCAGAAACAGATGCTATTTTTTGTACGACCTTGAAAGCTGCCATTTTTTATAATCAACCGTGATAGTGTTATTTATGATTCCTCTTCTGTGGAGTCATTTTCTGAATCTTCAATTGTAGGATCAAACATTTTTGCAGCAATATCTGGTCTCTGAGTGTTAATTCTCTCAGCAGCCTTTGCATACAATGTGTCTTTGATCGAATCAGATATATCCGCTGCGGATTTATCTGTTGCAATCATGTCAAGTAATTCATCCATATTTAATATTATGTTAAGATATCTTGATTATTTATATCTCCGCAGACTTAACATCTTTTTGAAACTGAGCATCAGTTACTGCAGCATCAGTTTCTAAATCTGGTTCAGTAGGAACTGCTCCCAAATCTCCACCACCTTCAAGTGGTTGTCCAGTAATTGGATCTATTGCATTTGGATCAGGAATTACACCATCTTTAATTTCTTTCTTAATTAATTCGTCTTGCTCTTCAATCTCTTGATCTGTCTGACGAAGAACCTTTGTACGAACATAATGATTAGAAAAATACTTACCAATATAAGGTTCAATTGTTGCTAATGTTCCGAGTCTTTCGTTCATTAATTCTGACTCTTTTAATTCTGCAAATTGATTATCATACAAGAAATCATATTGAATATGATCACTTAATCTATCCCAATCTTCTGGTGTGATTATATTCTTTAATATTAATTGTGTTTTAAGTAAATTATTGAATAGATTTGAGAACCTCTTTCTTAATCTTCCTACAAATTTTGCAAACTTTAATTCATCTCTTAATATCTCAGATGAACGACCTAAATTAAAACCACCATCACTTGCAATTCTTGATTCTGGAACACCTAATGCACGATATAATTTCTTCTGGAAATATTCAATATCTGTAAGTTCACCCA